CTCAAAAACAAACCAGGAGTAACGGCTTTAGTAGCACCAAACAATTTGCTTATAATTACAAATGTGGGTCGAAATGGCTCAGGATAACCAGTAAAAGGATTAAGCATAAAATATCGTTGAAGCAATTTGATACCAGGTTTGCCTACTATCTGACCAGTATTAACATCAAATTCAGTGAGTGGAGAGGCACCACTAATAAAAGTGCCCTCTTTAATATAATGACTATGTCTAGTGGTGATATACTCAGCAAATCCTTTACCAGACAACCAATGAGCAAGCCTGAGGGGAATTCTTCCAAATATATCATCACCTTGAACAACCAAACGCAAGAGCTTGTCCAAAAACACAAATTTCCAATCACTTCTGGGCACAGTGTGTAAAATATAACTAATAAACATAATTCCAACATGCTTAGTGTTATAGTCAGATGTACTATAATCACCAGAAAACAATGTGCCAATAACGATACGAAAAGCATTGCCATACCAACGAACGTAATGAGATGAAGTATTCATTGTAATATACAAAAGCAAAGCTTCATTAATCCTCTTCCACTTGGGATCCATGGAAACAAAATCAATAAGCAATTTACAGTCAGCACAATACATTTCTAACTCAGCAACCTGACTACTCTGATCTTTGCCCTTAATATCAAAACAAAACCATTCAGATTCCTCCTTATCTTCCCAACCAAGGTAATCGAAAAGACGTTTGCACCCATTATGTCCCCAAGTAAACCCAATAAGGTTGGAACCACTATTATCTGTAAGTTCATGGTACCAATGAAAGAGCTTGAAAGCAACCATATACTCAAATTGGGGCTTTATAAAGAAAACTCGAGTCTTTTCACAATCCGGAGCTAAATCAGGGTTAGCTATAAACTCATTAACATCATCAAAATGGGTTTTCGTTTCTACTTTAATGTTGAGTCGAGCTATAGCACAAGCAAACAATTTAACCAACTCAGCAGCAGAAACGTTATTATTCCTGTCATAAGCTTCTTGCATCGCCAAAATAACAGAATTGAGATAATAACATGCACTAAGTCTTTGTTCACTTTTAGAAGCGACTCCTTTAGTAACCAACTGAACTCCGTCAACAAGTTCCTTCATAGGCTTAAGATGCAAATAACCCGCAGATTTACCTTCCTGAAATTCAATCTTACAGAGAGAGGCATAACTCCAATCAATATTTCCCCGCTGCTTTACCGCAGTGATGCCCATTTGATACAATTGAATAAGCTTGGCACGTGCATACAATTGAGGATCAGGAGTTAAAAACATCTCAGCGCGAGTCCTAACTATTTTTTGAAGGGTCTTATACAATCCTATAGAACTATCACCAGTTGTATAAACATTCCTTCTCGCATATTCCAAATACAAATAGTCCTTCAATGCTCTGGAAACCACTTCAAATACTGGGCTTTTAATAACTGGTTCTGCAACAAAATCTCCTATCTTGGGAGGAGGGGAAAACATGACTATAGTCATGTTAGTATCTTTTCCCCATGGTATAATAGAGGCAAGAGCGCACTTTAGAGCGTACTCTAAAGTTACGTGCTTCGTCCGGTCTTCAGGTAAA